GGTCTTGCAGGGAGGGAGCCGGGGAGGGGGAATCCCAGAGCCCGTTATATAAATTAGATACCCAACAAATTATGTGTGAAAATTTCAACTAGGTGTAGATGTGGGTTACGACTGAATTTGGGAGGTGCAAATCTCCTAGACACTGACTTACAAAGGATTACAGGAAATAGTGACAAATTAGTGACAAATTAGTGACAAAATAATGACAAGTTGTCACTAATTTGTCACTAAGGTTTTTTCCACTTGGATTAGCCAATATAAAGTATTTGCTGGGGTACGGTAAAATTGAGTTAGTGACAAGCTAAAAAAAGTTGTCACTCTCGGAAAAGCTTTCTATGGGCTCGTGGAGATAGGAAAAATGACAAAATGACAAAAAAATTTTATATTCTATATATATATAAAATACTATAATTTTAACTTTTTCTCGCGCGTATAAGATAAAAATTTTTTGTCACTTTGTCATTTTTTCTTTTCTTTTCCCCTCCCCTAGCCATTTTGAGTTAGTGACAAATCAAAATGTCATTGTCATTTACAACATTAAATAATCGGCTCTGGTAGCCAATTTGCGTAGTGACAAATTAGTGACAAATTTTTGGTAGTAATTTTATATGCAAAATTATATAAAGTAGCCGCCACAGCCATTCTCCAAAGATTCGTGTAAAGATTCCTAACATTTTTTATATAAAAATAAGACACCTAAAAATACGTGATTTTTAGTGATTTTTATATAATTTTCATTTCTCGCTAATTAGCTCCTAGAGCCTTTCTCTGGAGATAGCTAAAAATCACTATTTTGCATTTTATATAATTTTACAATCTTATATAATATTCTCACAAGCCAGTTGACTTAGTAGAACTTTACCTTTATATTAAGGGTATGGGGAAACTAAGAGCTTACAACATAGTTAATAATAGGCTTGTTCGCACCTTCGCGGACAACCTAAACCTATTCCGTGACTTCTATTTCAATAATATCCCCCGTGACATCGTTATGAGATTTTACCGCATAGGTACTGCCCACGCCTTTTTGAGCCAGCTTAAACAAGTTGAGGATAAATACCCCCAGCTCAAAGAAAGCCGAGAAGATTATTTCAATTCAGATTTTGCAGCAGAGAGAACACTCTATATGCTTGAAACTATAAATGAGTCATACACGGCTTTTATGAAACTTCCCCCAAAGAAATTTCGTGATATCAAATTCAAAGAGCTGGATACAGATTATATCCCTGCCGGCTGCGTCACCCTGCAAAACAAGGCAAGAAATGTCTTAGATTTAAACCAACCAAGTAAAATAAATAACTATCCCACCGCCCAAAAAGAAGTTATTACAAAAGCCAAAGCTCTACAGATTACAGAAAAGCCACGCACGGAAGAGGAAACGGCTCTTCTTGAGGACTTAACGTTCGACATTGAAGAATATGACCAAAGACTAATCGAACGCCTTAGAGGGGTCTTAAATGACCTTGTAAACATTCCCTCTCATCAGATACTTTCTATGAAACCTGCCGACCGTTTAAGGAACACCAACGATATTATAAAAGCCATCAGGCTCCTACAAGGTAAGTCCACTGAAAATAAACAAACTTTATCTATAGTAAAGGCTATCGGAATTGCAACTACCAGAAGAACTCCAACAAAATGATTTAGTAAAGCTAATTCTTGATTGGCAAACCTCACCACGCAGGTTTGCTATTGAGGCTTTAGGCGTTACACCTACCAGTCAGCAGAGCGATTTGTTGAACAGGCTAGGTGAGTTAACCCGTGTCAAGATAAAGAAATGGAACACACCCCACGAACTCACAGCCGAAGAGGAAGCACTGTCCAAGAAGGTGGGTATATCCGTAATGTCAGCCAAAGGTACGGGTAAAGACGCTGTTCTTTCTTGGTGCATTCTATGGTTTTTGTGCTGTTTCAGAAACTCCAAAATACCTATGACAGGTGTCAGCTATGAGCAAATGAAAATAGTTTTAATAGCTGAAATAGCAAAGTGGGCTAACCGGATAGACAAAGACGGAAACCCCTGCTTTGTTTTAAAAGATATTGTCCAAATAGGTTCTGATAAAATTTGGATTTCTATGGACGAATCACCCGGTGAAGAAGGTAAAAGCTGGTTCGCCAAACTTAGAACAGCCCCCAAAGGCACCAAAGATGATGTACAATCCAAGACAATGGACGGACTCCACGCCGATTATATGATGCTTGCGGTCGATGAGGCCGATGGTGTTCCCGATGCAATTTTAAAATCTTTGGACACAACCCTTACTTCCCCTGTAAACTTTATGCTACTCATATTCAACCCCACCAAGAACTATGGATATGCGTATAGAACCCAGTATGACAGGGAAGGGGATTATTTCATAAAGCTACAATGGTCGGCACTGGACTCAGAGAACGTTACATCTGACCAAATAGAGCGAATGAAGCGTTCTTACCCCGAAGGTTCGCCAGAATACAACGTAAACGTTTTAGGTATTCCTCCCGAACAAACCGAAGGTACCCTTATTCCCCAACAATGGCTCGATGCTGCCGTTGACAGAGATATTACCCCCGATGATAAGACCCCAAGGATAATGGGTGTTGACCCGTCCCGCCAAGGTGGAGACCCAGCAGGTATAGTAATCAGAGACGGAGGCAAGATTTTAGATTTAATAGAATTTAGAAAGTTGGATACCAACGAACTTGCTGACGAGATTGTTCAGATTTTCTCTGAATGGGAATGTGATATGGTGTATATAGACTCCATTGGCAATGGTGCAGGGGTTTATGACGTGATAAAACGAAGATTACCCGGACGAGTAAGAGCCGTAGACGTTTCTACAAAAGCACGTTCCCAACGTTACAAAAGACTAAGAGATGAACTCTGGTGGCGTGTTCGTATGGGCTTTGAAAACAACACCATTTCAATACCCTCCAAGATAAGATTATACAGACAATTCTACAATGAGTTGCTGGTTATGAGGCGTGATACCGAAGATGATACAAACGGCAAGATTAAGATTGAGTCTAAAATAAAAATGAAGTCTCGAGGAGCTAAGAGTCCTAACCTAGCCGATGCTTTTATGGTTACTATGTTTGCCAATGAGCTTGCATTTGATTGTGACACTAAAAAATGCAAAGCCAGAAAAGACCCGTATGATGACCTTGAAAATATGTCTAGGTTTGAGGTACAATACAATGAAAATGCTTGGCTAGGAGTTTAAGGATTATGGCAGAACTTCATTTTACAACTAAATCAGGTAGCAAACCACACACCCATATCATATACATTGATGCCGATACGGGCGATGCTGTTTGTTCCACGTGTCAGAACCATACTCACGAAGTATTTCCGACCGAAACCGTAATAGCTCTCTCTACTGACTTAGAACATACTCATCAGGTTATTCCTATCCCTGTTCAGTCAGACAATGTTAAAGCACCCACGGGTGATGATGAGGAAGTTGTTTCCGAAGCTCTTAGCCTTTTTAAAACAGCTTGTGAGTATGAGGACAAGTCTAGAAAGAGCGGCAAGGAAGCCTACGAATTTTTCAAAGGTAACCAGTGGGACAAGGGCCTCAAGTCTGAACTCAACTCTAAGAAAAGAGCCACCCAAGTTTATAACTATATCCAATCCAAGATTGATGTTCTGTCAGGATTGGCAAGACAAAATAGAACAGACCCCAGAGCTTTCCCAGTTGAAGGTTCCGATGGAGGAGTGGCTGATATAGCCACAGCTGCATTAGTCCGAATATCCAAAAACAATTTTCTTGCCTCTGAAGAAATAAGAGTTTTTGAGGACGAAGTTATTACAGGCAGAGGACTTTTTCACGTTTATATCTCTCAAGACAAAGACCCACGAGGCGATATAATTATAGAGCGTTTTCCTTGGGCAGATGGATACTTTGGTGTTCACAGTAAACTTGATGCTTCCGATGCTACGCACGCACACAAAGCCAAATGGATTTCAGTTGCCGAGGCTAAGAGCAGATACCCCGAACTCAAAGACGAGATAGACAGCTTGATAGCTGATAGCAGAGAAGAAATAAACAC